TCTTTCTATAAAGAAACCACTAAAATTCCAATGAAAAAGTTAGATGATCTTTTGAAGAAAGATATTTGGCTAACTGCTGATGAATGTTTGGAATTTGGAATAATCGATGAGATTGTTTGATTAAGGAGCAACTTCAGCCCTTCTTCTTTCGTGTTTTTGAGCTAATGCTGTAGAAAAAGCACCATGCGTGTTTATTCTCTCATTAGCTGCAAATTTACGAACATCTGAATTTGAACTTGTTAATCTCAAAGGAAGATTTGGGAAATGATGACTGTGTGGATAATTTATAATCAAATTATCATCAGCCAACGCATAAACAGTTAACCATCCCCATTCTGGATCAAATACTTCACCAATTGGAAGTGTTCTTGGGGCTGTGCAATTGAATCTACCGTACAATGTAGTATCTAAAGTTTGTTGAATTTCGATTGGTGCAGTTATATGATGTAGATAAACTTCACCTTCTGTATAAAGACCTCCGCCAATTATTGTATTATTTTTAACACCTAATGAACTTTCTATATAAACCTGTCTGTTTGTTCTTAAAGATATAGATTTTAATGATACTAATTCAACAACGCTTTCTGAATGTAAGTGTATACCATGAAGAGCACTTATATTAACTTTTTGGAATCCCATTTTTAAATTACTACCTCCTAATTCAATAGAACCCGTGGATTTTAAATTAATTCCTCCCGATCCTACATTTAAATTATATTTATTTCCCACTGTTTTATTTTCATTTCCACACGGAAATGTTGAAGAATTATCAATATCTTCAACAATTGGTACATAATCGTGATTTTTGAAAGCACCTGATGCTGATACTACAACTTCTATTGGTTGACTTCTTCCTTTGGTATCTATTCTTATAGATGGATAATCATTGAAAATAGCACCAACGGTATCTGATTTATTTCTTTTAACGAATGAAATATCATCGCCACCATTTCCCATTTGTGCTTCTATAGCGTTTAAAGCACTATCTTGTAAATTTTTTATAGAATTTCCAATATTAGTAGACTGCGTGTTGGGTGTCCAAGATCCGTCTTCGGTAGCTGCTGAATTAGAAGATCCAAATTCTAAAACACCAGGAGCAGCAGATCCATTAACACCCGCAGCCAAATCGACATCAGATGTGGTTACATCTTTCGGAGTTGCTGGTTCTGTGTCCCTATATGGCATAGGAACATAATCAACAACTTCATCTGTTGATGCATTTCTAATAGGTGTTTTAATGTATCCTCCGAAATTATTTTCAACTGGAACGATAGTTTGATTTAATGTTGGATTTGAAGATCTAGTTCCACTTGTTGGTGTAGTTGGACCGTTTGGAAAGCTTGCGCCGCCTCTATTAATTTTAAATCTGGAATTAGCATTTGCTATTGTTTTATATGCAGCTTTCCATTGTTTAAATGCGTCTATTTCTGAATCTCCATAAGTTCCTTTAAATGAATATGAATTTTCTCCAACTCTTTCTATTTTGTCTTTTACTACATATTCTGAATCTGTACCACCTACAGTTTTATAATTATCGTTTATTACAATTAATTGTTTATTATTAGAAGCTAATTCGCTTGTAACTATATTTGTAAAATTTAAATTACTTCCGCTTCTATGAGAGATTTGTATTTTTTCTTTTTCGGTAGAATTATCAATATCTATCGAACCCCCCCTTTGATTTATAATTGTTCTATTTTTATATCTTAAAGACACTTGAATTATTTAAGGTTTAATTTTCAAAATCAACAGGATATGATGGGCTCATTTTTGTTGTATTATCAGTATCATTGATCAATGTGAGTTCTCTATAATCTTTCATAGTTCCAAAATAAACAGGGAAATTGAAATCTCCTTGCCAATGGAATACCCAAACTTTAGAACCCACTTCTGGAATACCAAAAACGCCCTTTGCTTTGTTTGTGTGTGATGATGGTTTATATAAAAAACTATAAGGATTGCATTGTGCTGAAAAATTAGCAGTTGGATTAGAAAAAGCATCTCCAATATATGTACCGCCATTTTCATATATAAATGATGGCGCAAATGATCCTTTTTCTAAAGATGGAGGCTCATCATTTATAACTTCAAATCCTTCAAGATAATTACAATCAGATATGGTTACTATTTTACCATCTTTATAATATCTACTGTTTCCACTTTCTCCTATAATTGGATAACAAGGTTCAGCCCATGGAATGTTTTTTGATATTTCTTCAAAAATATTAACATCTGACCATTTATCATCTGTATTATTTTCACCAGGTGTTTTTACTTCAATTTCATCATATGAATCAAACCACTCTTCGAAAGGCTGGTTTGATAATTCGGAAATGTAAATTTTAATTCTATTTAAACGAAGGGGATCGTTGTTTTTAACAACAATTCCTCTATAAAAACCTTGATCGTTTCTATTAAATTCATTGCCAGTTCCCGAACCTCCGATAAACATGTATTATTATTTAACTATATAATAAAAAACACCAGAATTTAATCTGGTGTTTAATATTTAAATTTAAATGTTTATTGTATTAATAATATCCCAAAACCCACTTTCTTCTATGCTCTGGTGTTGATACATCTCTGGTTCCAGAAAGTAAAAGAACTTGCGATGTTGGAGCTGATGAATTGAAAGTGAATACGGTATAAGTATTATCAAATTCAATCAAAGCCATGGGCTTATTATGATAAGCGCTGTTTATATTGAAAACGCTGCCTCTGATAGTAGTTCTAACTACTTGAGCACTTAATGGTAAAGAATTAAAAGCGAGCCCTTCGTGAGTAGAAGAAAGAGCAAGGATTCCAACACCAGCCGCTGTTAATGGAAAGGAATTGGTGGGAGCTATTGGATTTCCAATACCCACTTGTGATGCTGATAAAATTTGCGTGTCGAATGTATAACTAGCCATAATATTATTTAGTTATTTGTTTTTATTTTTTATATTATAAGATGAATAATAAAGATCCACAATCCCATATTTTATAAAATTTAGACTCTTTCATTATCATTTCTTCAGTTTTTTGTTCATCATAATTTAAAAAATGTTTTAATTTATTTTTTTGAAATTTTAATCTATGTAGTCTGTTTTTGAAATCTTTCACATACCAGTAATTAGGAATAGTTGCTTTATCTAATTTAAAATTCAATTTTTTATAAAGATTACCATTGCTCCATCTTCTATCTGCATATGAATAAATTTTTTCTGGACTGTGTTGATTTTTGAAAAAAGATAATAATTTACCAGCACCTCCAACAATATTAAAATTGGCTATTGTTGCATATCTACCAAGCTCAAAAATTCCATTTATTGATTTGTTACCAGTTGCTAATCTTCCTTTGTTAAATGTCATAACTGCAACTAAACGAGTTTTATAAAACAAGCCATATTTAATATTTGTTTTGATATTTCCTTGTATGTGATATTTTTTTAAAAAATGTTCACATTGAATATTACTAATTTTTCCAACTTGACATTTTCTGGCTGGTATTTTTCTTTTTACAAGACTTAATTTACTTTTTAATCTATTAATTACAATTTTAGGTTTGTTATAAATTTCATCAGCGAAAATATTTATTAAATTTATTCCTTGATGTTCACATTCTTCTAATTTAGAAATATGATCATTTTTTGAATATGTTTTATTTGCAGTTGAATGCCAATATAATCCGCTGGTTTCTATTCCTAAATTCTTAGAAGGTATGTAAAAATCAATTTCTCTTCCAGATTCTAATTTTCTATATCTGAATATATATTCAATTTTATATTTATCCAAAAACTTCTTAATGAATATTTCTAAATCTGTTCCTTTAGGTTTGCAATTATCACATATAGGAGCACAACCATTATCAAAAGATGATATAAAATTAGAGTTACATTTTTTACAAAACCATGGATATTTTTTATATCCTTTTACTCCATCATATTCTTCAAATTTAAACAATGGAATAAAATTTGTATACTTTGTAAAAATGGAATCGTAATGTTTTCTTTTTATTTTTTCAATTAACATTTTCTTACCATCGGAAGTTAAATTACTTTTACCTTTAACTTTTTCTTTAAATTCTTTAGTTTTTGTGTAATTAGAAACACCGTATTTTGATAAGTTAGTTTCTAATATTTTTTTCTTACCATATTCACTGGCTAATACATTAGTAGATCCGTACTTTTTTAAATTTGTTTGCTGTCTAACAGATATAATATCTGAAAAATTTTCATATCTACATTTATTAGAACAATATTTTGAAAATTCTTTTTTAGCAGTGTTGAATTTTTGTTTATTTCCGCAAACACATGTGGGATGTTTGTATATGTCATTCACAAAACAATATACCATTAAAGATATAGGAAAATGTAAATCTTCAGAAATTTTAGATTTGATATATTTAAATCCCTTTTCACTTACCAACTTTTTTAAGTTTTGTTCTTTGAAAAATCTAAAAGATCCATTGTACTTTTCATCAGATTCTTTTTGAATGATAGTTTTTATATCCATATAATTATTTATATTACATCCAAATATATTGTCAATTATTAAATATATAAAAAGAAACCATGGGGTCTTCGGCCCCCATGGTTTGATAGACTTTTTGAAGTACTTACTTCAGTCAGTTCACATTATAAGTATGTGGAAACTGTACCAGGAGTAAATGCTGCACCAAGACCTTTAACAATGATCAGATGGTAATAAAGATTCGCACCAAAGATATTATTAACGATTCCATAACGGGTCATGAGACCAACGCGAGGAGCGAAATCATTTGGTCCGATGGTTCTTTGAACCATGATCGGAATGTAAGGACAATAGATGATACCAGTGTCGTAGTACTCAGAACCCTTGTATCCAAGAAGAGCATACTCAACGCCTTGTCCAGAATTTGGACTATTGCGATAGTAGTTCGGTGAATAGAGAGTTTGATTTTGTACTTCGGTACGTGTATCACGATATACTGTGAAGCGGCTTCCTACAGTTCCTACCTTGGATACTCCGACACCAGCGGTTGTAACGTTTCCAGTGATTTCAAATGTCTTGAAGTCAGGAAGCATTTCAAGGATGGTGCAAACGCGAGGAGTTGCGATAACAAAGTTAGCAGCGCCTCTACGGTTACGAGCGGCCATACGACCAGCTTCGATGAGTAGCTTTTGATAGAAAGTGATATTACGCTCTGCAGTCCAACGACCGTCTGAACTTACTGGGCTCCAGAAGGAGTAACCAGCCCCGAATCCACCATTCATGGCGGATTGAATCATACGAATCACAACCTCACGGTCGATTTCGGCTTGAATCTCATATGACATAGCATTAGTGAGTTCACCGTCGATATCGATACCTTGCATGTTCTTAAGGTCTTGCTCAAGCTCAACAGACCAGCGAGTAGCAAGTCTGCGAGTTCCAGCTTCGACAGCGGTCTTTTCGAACTTCATCTCGATCTGAGGGATTTTACCTGTCAGTTCGTAGTTTGAAAGAAGTTCTGCAACACCACGGTCTGCATCTGCAAATGTCCACTCGCTGTTACCAGAGAGAGCACTTGAAGAAGTACCTGTGAATCGTGTGTCAAGAAGTTGATAACCAAGTTCGGTAGAGTTCGAGGCATCTGTACCAGAAAGGTAAGCAGTGCCATTAGCGCGGCTGGCGGTTGTAAATGCACGACCATCGACACCATCAGCACCGAGAGTCTCTTGCTGATAGGCATAACGAAGGGCGAAAGCAAGTCCAACTGGACCACCCATTGGCTGAACACCAACAATTTCGTTGGAAATCAACTCAGGAAAAGTACGGCGGATCATAGGAATGAGAATCTTTGGAAGGCGACTATCACCAGCGGCATAACCGTCAGTGTTAGGAATGGTTGATGGGCCTTGAGCGCCAGTAGCGCCAAAGATACCAGTACCAGTATTCGCTTCTTGGATGCACCATTGTTCTTGGTTTTCGAGAAGCATAGCTGTAGTTCTGTAAGTGTGCTCGTCGCGGATTGCTGGGATAGCATTGCTGCTATAATCCAGAACCTTTGACCACTTCTTTACAAGAGCGTCAGTTCTGCTTTCGTTAACTGGGGAATTAGGTTTCATATGTTTTACGTATATTTTCTGTTTCTATATTCAGGTCATAAGACCTCATGGTTCTTGGTGAAAATTATCTCTTACCGAAAACTTTTGATAATTCTTCAACATAGCTGTTGTATGAATCATCGGTTGTATTATTTACACTTTCTGAAACAACTTTCTGATATTCTGGAATGAAATCTACATCCATTTTCTTTTGTTTTGCTTCTTCGGTGATTGATTTGATTTTTTCTTTTTCTTTTTTATCAAAAAGACGAGAAACATAATCAAAATTTTCATTAACGAAATCGAATGATTTGTCTTTGAGAGTCTTTCTTATGAAAGACTTTTTCTCAGTTTCCATATTGGAAATTTTCTCTTCAATTAAAGCATTGACTCTAATATTGTTGAAGCTTTCTTGCAATGATGAAAGTTGCTTTTTCAATTCTGAATTTTCAGATTGAAGATTATCAATTTGAGTCTTGCCGTCAAGAACAGCTTCTTGAACAGACTCTTTCATTAATACTGAATCAACAGCTAAAACACCGCGAAGTTTTTCTAAAACATTATATGCGCTTTTGTTTTTAACAGCAGTTGCTAAATCTTCTTTTGAAATTGATTCTTCTAAAAACTCATCAAGATATGCACTAACTGCACCTACCATTTGCTTTTTGAAAGTAGCTGAATCTTCGTTCAACGCTCTTTCGTATTTGTTGACAACTTTAAGAAGTTTTTGAGTTCTGTCAGCATCAACGGCTTCTACAACTCTCTTCATCTTTGTACTATGATCTTTATCAATTGCTTGAATAAGTTGATCAAGTTTTTCAGCATAAACTTCGTCTTGTGATATAAGCGCTGCTTCGGTTGTTAATTCAACTTTCTTTTCAAAAGCTTCTTGAATTGCAACTAGTGATTCTTCACCGATTACACTTACGACTTCTTCGTTTAATAGATCTGTTATTTTCATAAATTAGAATAAGGGAGTTGATAGTTCATTCTCAATACGCTGTTGTATCTTTGAATTAAGAACGTCTGTTAAATATTTATTCGCAGCGTTGTAATTTTTTTCAAAAATACAATTAATAAATGCAGTAATGTCATTATTTTCGTTCAATTCTTGTTTTCTGTTGTAAGATCCTTTACCTTTCTTGGTTTTATGCACTTTAACAGGAGGTGCAGAATGTTTACGTTCTTTTGTTTTTGGACCTTTAAATGACATCTTTCCGTTATTTTTTTTCATTTGCTTGACAACGGATTCAGCATCTTCTTCTGGTTTTTCTTTTTTCTTTTTGCTTTTACCAGCTTTGGAGTATGCAATAGCAACTGCTTGCTTTTGAGCAGCTTTGTCTGACTTTGGTTTAGATGTTCCGATCTTTCCAGTCTTTTTATAAGATTTCATTTCCGTTGCTATATTAGCGGAAATTGTTTTATCTGATGATCCTTTTTTTAATGGCATAACAGTATTTAACTAAGTGAATTAATAAATTTTAAAATTTGATCTTTAAGATAAGAACCCATATCGTGTTTAGGTAATTTACCTATTGATTTTTCAAAATTTTCATAAATTTCTTCATACTTGCCATTATCAGAAACTACCCATTGTTTTGATTCTAAAATACCATTAACAAAGGCTTTTGGAAATGATGGATCTGCTACTGCATCAATAGCTACGAGCTTCATGTTTTTCACAAGATTGTATGATGATTCTTCTTGCAATGATCCTAATGCTCTTGTGGACATTCCAACTTTAACACCATCATTTATCAATGCTCTTAAAATTTGACCCATTGGTGTAGATAAAACTTTAGCTTTGCCGAAAAAAGCATTGTCGCTTTCATAAAGTTCAGTGACTAAATGACATGCTCTTTCAAGATTAACTTCAGCACTTGATGGATGATTGAGTTCTCCCATAGCTCTGCCAGGAGTTACCATTTCACTGATATAACGATTAACTTCTTCGCGTGTTTCATCTAGATTATACATGCGACGATTTTTATTAACTTGATTACATCCTATGAATGGACCTTTTACATATAAAGAGCTGCCTTTTTTTAAATTGTCTTGTTCTTCAACAATTTCGAATCTTTCTAAAAGTTCTGGATTTTCTGCAATCAGTCTAAGTTTCAATGCCATGAAATTATTTATCTTTTTATTATAAAAAATCTAATATTATTAATATCTTTATTAATTTACACTTTGTTTTCATTAAAAATATTGAAAACCTCTTCTGCTTCTTCTTCACTATCAAACCAATACCATCCATGAACAGGATATTCATACTGGTCTTTATTTTGCGCTACTAAAAAAATATCTGGACCTTCTACCCAATTAGGGGCGTATAGTATTTGATCATCTTCTTGTTTTTTATAGAATCCTGCTGTCATAAATTTATCCTGTTACTAGCCATCCTTTAAGGAAAGCGGTTCCTGTTCTTAGTTGCCTAAATCCCAAACTGTTTGCTCCACCAGAAGTCATTGGTCGTGATACGGTGATGCTTACATTAGGATTGATAGAAACCACTTGTGTTCTGTATCGTAGAGTACCTGACGGCGTACCAGTCGTAGTTAATGGTAATGCGGGACCACCCAAGGTTGCTGCTACTTGAAATGTACCTGCGGTTGCATTGACTACATAATAAATTCTATTAGTAACAATACCAGTCGTTGTTACTATAGTTGCAAAAGAAACTTCATCTCCATTACTTAAACCATGTGATGCTAAGTTGACCAGATCGCCAGCATCAGTAAATGTAACAGCTCTTGCTGTTGTAAGTGGTGATCCTGTTCCAGTAATTTGCATACCTGCAGAAATACCAGTGGTGTTTGTCATGCTTATTGTTGTGCTACCAACAGTTGTAGTTCCTGTAAGAGTTACAGGTGTCGGCGCTCCCCAATTGTTTGTTACTGTTATTGTTTGAGAAGCAGTACCTATTGTATCTAGATAATTGAATATAGATTCTAATTCTTCTTTTGATAATTTACAACCACTATAACTTATTTGATATTCTGAGCCATTTAATGCTGCTCTTGTAAGTGATATACAACTTGCAAAAATACCATTAAACTTTCCTGTACTTATCCCAGCACCTGAAATTAATAACGGTACACTTGTAAGAGAAGAGCAACCATTAAACATACTACTCATATCAGTAACAGCCCCTGTATTAAACAGTGGTACAGTTGTAAGAGCAGTACAACCATTAAACATACTACCCATAGTAGTAACAGCTGCTGTATTAAAAAGCGGTACACTTGTAAGAGCAGTGCAACCCTGAAACATATTACTCATGAATTGCACAGCCCCTGTATTGAATAGTGGTACTGTTGTAAGAGAAGTACAACCATTAAACATAAGATTCATATTAGCAACAGCCCCTGTATTGAATAGTGGAACACTTGTAAGAGAAGAGCAACTACCAAACATACTAACCATATTAGTAACAGCCCCTGTATTGAATAACGGTACACTTGTAAGAGCAGTGCAACTACTAAACATACTACTCATATCAGTAACAGCCCCTGTATTGAATAGTGGTACAGTTGTAAGAGAAGAGCAACCAGTAAACATACTATTCATGAATTGCACAGCCCCTGTATTGAATAGTGGTACAGTTGTAAGAGCAGTACAACCACTAAACATAAAAGGCATCCTAGTAACAAGCCCTGTATTAAACAGAGGTACAGTTGTAAGAGAAGAGCAACTAAAAAACATACCACCCATAGTAGTAACAGCTGTTGTATTGAATAGTGGTACTGTTGTAAGTGATCTACAGCCAGAAAACATTCCATCTGGTGGAAAACTACCTCCCATAGTAGTAACATTTTGCGTGTTAAATAATGGTACAGTCTGAAGACGGGAACAAGAGGCAAACATACTAGCCATATTAGTAACAGCTGCTGTATTAAAAAGCGGTACGCTTGTAAGAGAAGAGCAAAAATTAAACATGCTCACCATATTAGTAACAGCTGCTGTATTGAATAGTGGTACAGTTGTAATAGACCTGCAACCACTAAACATACTAGCCATATTAGTAACAGCCCCTGTATTAAAAAGCAGTACAGTTGTAAGAGTAGTGCAACTCTGAAACATACTAGTCATATTAGTAATATTAGTAAGATCATTAAAAGATACATTTTTTAATGAAACTAAATTTGCAAATGAATTAGTTAAGTCAGTTAATAATCCTATATTGACTCCAGTGAAACTAACTAAATTTTTACAAAAAGCCAAAGAAGCGGTTGCATTACCAAGAGTTAAACCTGTTAAACTTGGGCAAGATAAAACTATTTCTAATATAGGAGAAGAATCAGGAAATGTAGATCCTGCTTGTGCATACTTTTGGTTAAAGTTTACACTTGTTATATTTTGACCAGCTTGAGGAGTAATGACTACAACTGCCATTTTATAACCATCACTTGTAACGGTGGCATTTAAATCTGGGTCGGTATAAGAGTATTCATGTTGAGCCTTAACACCAGATGCAACATTTTCTGTTACACCATCACCCCAATCAACTGTATATGCTCCAGATATTGTAAAAGCGAGAAAGTTAGATTGTTGCGGAAACACTGGCATCAACAAAGCTATTTTTTGCTCTGAAGATATTATAGTCGGCATTGTTAGCCAATCAGCTGGACGTGTCCAAGTGCTTGATGTTGAGCTAGTAGGTGATGGTTGTTTAATACGCAGTCGATCAAATCTATCCTTTTTAAAAAAAGAAGACTTACGTGAGACTAACGGTCCAACTTTATTTCCGTAACGAATACTCATATTAACTTATCCTATTTACATAGCCAAAAACATTAATGCCACTCAATACACTAGCATTTCCATATATAGAAGATCCCGTAGTTCCATCTCCTTGTAAAATTAAACCAGGGCAGATTAATGTATTTCCAGCATAAGCCTCAATAACACCTTCAAATAAAATATCAGTTGAAAAATCTGTACCTCCATATAATAAATTAAACATTATATCTGATGTTGTAGAGTTTGTAGCATACAACCACACTTCATCCATTATGCCTGATGATGCTTGTGTTGTGTGTATTGTTGTAGTGTTAGCACCACTGGCAGCTATAACAATAGACTTGCCATTTGTGCTTTGTGATAATAATTGCTTTGTATATGTTGCCATGATTTTATTTATTTTTTTATAAAAAGATTGAAAGACCTATAATTGTATTTGAGTCATCAGGACCACCTCCTGAAAATAATGTAGCTATATCAACACCACCGCTCAATATTTGACCATTGATATTCAATGATCCATTCATGGTTCCACCATCTGCAAATTGTTGAGCTACAGTACCGCCACCACCGCCATGATATGCTGTATATTTTCTAAGAGCGATTATCTCATTTGATATTTTATTTGATATTTCTTTCTGGAGATCGCTTTTTATTGAATTAATATCAATTTCTTTCTTTTCCCCAGTTTTTTTATTTTCAACAATATATTCTATTGCTTTATTTTCTTTAATGGATTTGATTTCTTTTAAGAGATTATCTCTGCTTTCGTTTATTAATCCAATAAAATACTGTCTGTTTTCGTCTGAAAGATCTATAAGTTTATTTTCAACAACGTCAAGTTTCTCATCGTAATATGTTGTTATGCTATCTTCGTTTTCTTCGATCTTTTCATCAATTATTTTTATGATGTTCTCTTTTAATTCTTTTTGAGTTTCATCAATTTTATTTTCAATATATGTTATTGATTTTTTATTTGATGATACGCTTTTTGAAATTAAATCGTGTAATTCAATTGATTCTTTTTGTACTGATAAAATTTCAGTTTCTAACTTATCTTCGACATTTTTTAAATCAACGCTGGTTGCTTTTTCAGAAAGAGCCGAATCAAAATCATTTTTTATATTTTCAAAAGAAACTTCCGATTGTTGTGAAATTTTATCAATACCATCGTTGATGACTTTGATAACCTGATTATTATAAATTTCTGTTATTAATTCTTTTATTTTATTTTCAAATATTTTTTCGGTATTTGAAAA